TGCATAGTTATGGTTTTACGCGGTTACGTCATGACAAGGGTTCCGCACTATGATTAATACTATCGATTTTCCAGTCTTCATAGGAGAGGTCGATAAAGCTGTGAGTACAGCATTCACTCCCATCCGAGTGAAACCCAAAGTGTACAATGCCAAACAAGAATGTTAATCGTAAACAGACGGCAGTCAACCGTAAAATGACTAACAGTGTTAAGATGTTGACTAGACAGATGTCTAAGGCCAACGTCGGCAGTCGCGTGGGAGGGCTTTTTGGTCCTCAAGGCGCACTGGCTGGAGCGATTGTGGACAACATGATCAGGAAAAGATCCGACAAGCGCATGGCGCGCGGTCACGGGGCATACGGCGTCAACAAGACGCGTGCCCCAAATGTCAATTCCCTTTTCAGAGATAGTTCAACTTTACGCCCCCACATGTCGTCACGGGATGACGAGACCGGTAGGGTCAAGATCCGACGCCGTGAGTATCTCACTCGCATTGTCGCGCCTGCTGCAGACACCCCTTTCGAGATCACCTCATACAGCCTCAATCCGGGCTTGGCAGGTGTGTTTCCTTGGGGTTCTCAGATAGCTGCTAATTTTGACGAATATGAGATCCGTTCTTACGTTCTGCATTATAAGCCTGTCATTTCTGCTGCCACCACTTCGGGAGCCATGGGGTCTATCCTGTTTGCCTGCAATTACAACGCAGGCGCTCCTCCCTTTGAGACGTTCAGGGAGATGGTGGAGTACTCAGGTTCCATGGAGACGCGGGTGTGTGACGAAGCTTTGTTTGGGGTTGAGTGTGATTCGAAAAAGTCCGCCAACGCTCAAACGGAGTATGTGCGCACTGGCGAGGTCCCTGCTGACGAGGACATCAAGACCTACGACTTTGGCCTGCTGCAGATTGCGACATCTGACATTGCAGCAGTTTTTCCGGAAGGCACTTTGCTTGGTCACCTGTATGTCGAGTATGAGGTAGTCCTAGGCAAGCCGAAGCTGTACGCTTCTCTTGGCAAAGGAATCCTGATCGACAAGTACTGGCATACTGCAGGTACGGTCGCTTTTGGCCCCACATCGATCAGTTCCCACGGTAACAGTTTGGGAGGAGCGATCACTTACAACAACAGGTATGATTTCCCACCAAATTTCGAGGGAACGGTTCTGGTTGTTGCTACCGTCTCCCAGATCGGGGTTTATGTGCCCATGCCAGACACCGGTTTGCTGCTGGCTGGCAACGTCACTTTCAAGAAAGTGTCAGGGAAGGCTGGCAACGCCACGCAGCAACAAGCAGGCATAAATACGCCTGACAGAAGTGTCATGGCGTACCTCCAAGTGCGGAAGCAGACCGGAGCAGTGATCAACCGGTTCACCTGGTTGGATATCCAGGTGGCGCACACCAACGGAGGCACGTTGACAGTCACCATGGTTGATCCCAGAGCAGCTTGTGCTGGCCTGGAGTGTGCTGAGCTCTAATCTCACATCCTCCTTCAGCCACATGCTCAGGGAGCACCGGTGTTTAAGCGCCT